TACCCTAAGCGCTTTGAGTTTATTTGCAAAGGTGCGGTATTGGTTAAGGAGCAATCAAGTGGCAAAAAAACGCAATAAAAAATACAACGCCATGAAAGGTGCAATAAAAAGCACTAAAGTTGGCCTGAGAAATTTAGGTGTATGGCACAGTCAGCGAACAGAGTCTGAATACACCGCAGAAGTAGTTAACTACAAAACTCTAAAAAGTGAAGATGTAGGTCGCTCAATGGTGTTTGCAATAACTAAAGTTCGCCATAAATGGCAAATACTATTGCTTGCAATTGGTGAAGATGAAAACGGCAAAAAGTATTTTAAAGTTGACCCAGTGCAAATTAAGTATGAAATGTTTCAAAGCGACCTAGCTGAATATTTAGACCAGCGGCACAAAGATTTTATTGCTAAGTCATTTAATAAAAACCATTTAACAAATGTTGCTTGGCTAGCGGTGCCAAATGGCAGTGAGGCAGATGCAATAACCGATGAAATGATTGATAAACTAATTACACATAAGGATGCTTGGTGATGAGAAAAGCTAGCACTGAATGGGCTTATCAACTGGGGTATAAAGCAGCTCAGCAAGGAGAGTTAATATCTGCAAACCCATATGACACAGCGCAATCATCAAATAAGTATGCCTGGCTAGGTGGTTACAATGACTTTTTAGCTGGTCATAATTTAGATTTAACGGTGTTTTAGTTATGAAATCACCAAAAACGCGCAACAGCTATGCAAGCGTAGTTAATCGCATAATGAAAGAGCCTGAGTTAAGGCTTAAAAACGAATTAGAGCGCCAAGGTTTTGATTGGCGTGAAATTGATAAACAAATAAATGAACTAGTAAGGAATAAAAATGACACCAACACATCAAACAACATTTAGCGCTGGCGCTGATTTATACGCAGCAGAAACTGTAACTATTGAGCCGCAGAAAGTTAGACTTGTTGGTACTGGTTTCTCATTAGCAGAATTACCGTATAAAGCTGACCATGATTTAGTATTCATGCTTTGCAATCGCTCAAGTGTTGCATACAAAAAATCATTAATGGTGTGCAACGGAGTTGGGGTTATAGACCAAGATTTTAATGATGAAATTAAGGTTATGTATATTAATATGAGCGGTGAGCCTCAAACAATCAACAATGGCGAGCGAATCGCGCAATTGGTGCCAATGCGTTATGTTACTAATCTTTTTGATGTTGAAGACAATAAGCGCTGTGGCGGCTTTGGGAGTAGCGGTAAATGAATAATTACAAAAAATACTTGCGCCTAATGAATTTAAACAAGAAAAACCCATTGCCAGAAGTAACACTAAAAGCAATGTGGGATAACTGGCACTGCAATGATGAAGATGAAAAGCATCCACCATATTACTTCGGTATTAATCAAAGTTGGCGTGAAAGGCAGTTAGCGGTAATGCGTGAATTAAACATTGAAGAAACAATAAAATTTACACGCGGCGGTGATTCAAGACTTAAGCATGTAAAATTTACAGATAGCACAAAGCATTTATTTGCAACGTGTCAAAACCTAATAGCGCGCAAAGCGCATTTTAATGAAAATAGAGGGGTTGCGTTATGATTAATAAAGATTTAATAAATAAGTGCGAATCTGATTTAGCTGATTTTGGTAGTTTAATGAAATGCCAAGCAGAGGAATTATTAGCAAACTATAAAAGCTTAATAGAGCAAAACTCAGAGTTACACAAAGAGCTTGCAAAGTTAAAGAGTGATCGTGTTTTTGTGGTTAATGGAGGTGATGAATAATGAAGGATATATATAGCAAATTAATTAGCGTGGTACTAACATCAACACTTACCGCATCTTGGTATTTCAACTTGCACAGCCTGCAATCATTCGTAATCGTCATATATTGGTTGCTGGCAACTCTTGTTTTGCTGGCAGGGCTTATGGTTACTCACTACATCAATGAATTTGATGAGAATAAAACCAAAAAATCAGAGGCGATAAATAGGTTTAAGTCATTTGGCAAAAGGACGCTATTTGATTTTGCTTTCAGTGGATTTCTATCTTTATTTAATGTTATTTTACTTATAATAATAAATAGCCCTATAACTGCGGCACTATACTTAATATCAGCACTTTGCTCTTTAAAGTTGTCGTCATCATGCGGCAAGCGATACATTAAAGCTATAGATATGGACTAAATAGCCCAGCCAATAACAACATGCTACAATAAAGCCATACTTTTTAACGTGTGGCTTTTTATGCATTACCTAGACAAATTAAACCCAATGGTTGCCAATTCAATTGCTACCAACGCAAAATATAGAGAGCGGCGACCACTTAATTCTATTATACCTAGTGCGCCGGTTAACTTTGGAGATACTAACCGAAATGATTCGGCTGCTTATGGATACCCTGATGCAATTGAATTTGATGTGTTGTATAACGCATATCGCCGAGGCGGTTTTTTTAATGCTATTGTTGATATTATTCCTGAGCGTTGTTTTAGCGATGACCCATTTGTAGTTGATGGTGATGAAGATACGCCGCAAGATACTAAGTTTGAGAAAGAAGTTAACGAGCTTGTCAAAAAGTTTGATTTATGGCGCGTTTTTGAAACTGCATTTAAGATGGCTGATATTGGTCAATACTCAACAATTGTTCCTGTAATCTCTGAGTCATCTGAAAACAAGTTAGAAAATCCCATTGTGCAAGGCAAGAGAATTATTGCTATCAATCCGTGGTATCAAGTTGAGTGTGAAGCTAACCAAGAGTTTGATAACGACTACAGCAGTGAGAATTATAACAAGCCGCTCACTTACCGCCTACAGCCATCTCAGTTAAGCGGACGCCAAACAACTAACGCAACACAGCACACATTGCACTACAGTCGCGTAAACGTCATTACAAATGCAGTAGGCGCGACTATTTACGGCGAGTCAGTTTTAGAGCCGGCATTTAACGCTTTATTTGATGCTAACAAAGTGCGCGGTGCATCTAGTGAAGGTTATCGCAAGAATGCAATGCAAAAGTACATTCTAAGCGCTAACAATGCAGAGGCGGCAAAATCATTTAACGCTAATAAAGAAGCTATTGACGAGGCACTGGATAATTTCAACGATAACTTTAACAGTGCGTTAAGAATGGCCGGTGTAAGCGTAACAAGCTTGCAAACCCAGCTGCAAGACCCAAAAAGCGCATGGGAAATATGCGTGGTCGAGGCGTGCGCAAGCCGTGGTGTACCATTAACTGAGTTAGCCGGTTACATTACAGGCGAGCGCGCAAGCTCAGAAAATAGCTCAGCATTTACCAAGCGCCTTAAAAAATGGCAGAAGAAATACGGCAATGACATACATAGGTTTTTACAGCGCCTAATTGATTTAGGTTTACTGTCAGAGCCTAGTAGCGGTGAATTTAAAGTTTGTTGGCCTGATATTGGTGAGCCTAGCACAACTGAAAAGCTTGCTAACTCTAAAGTGATGGCTGAGCAAAATAAATTAGCGCGTGAAGCAGGTCAGGAGCCACTGTGGACAATGGAAGAAATTCGACAAGCTGGCGGCGCTGATTCTGAAAAGCCCAAAACTAAATATGATGATTTTGACGCTAAAGACGATTTAACATTGGATGATGAGACTAATGAAGAAAATACGCCAGATTAGTGCTTATCCAGTTATACCTAATGACGCGGCAGACCCTGCAAACCAAAAGGGTAATTTAAAGCGCGCACAGGTAGAATTAAAAAAGCGGTTCGAGCGAATTAACAAAGCCGTTAAGCAGTTATGCCGCGACCAAAAGCAGTATCAAAGTGTTGCGGCTGCTAATAGTAATCGCATGAGTTTTTGGCAACCGCTTGAGCATTTTACCAATGATAAAGGTGAACTTGATACGCGCAAATCTGATGTATTTATTGCTAACAAGCAGTTTTACAGTTATGACATATCAACCGAGCGCTACGACTCTATCAATAGTTTTATTGAGCGCTTACTTTACAGTGAGATATTAGAGTCACTAGATGGGCGTAGACCGCAAAACTGGTTTTATCAATCATATCTATCAAGTGCAACTCAAGACGCAATACGCGACACTATACAGTCATCTAAGAACATGGCTGAGCCTGATGTTGTAGGTGATGAAATAGCGATGATGGTTAGACAGTTGGACGCAGATGCATTTAACCCGCAGCAAATTAACTCGCTTAATCTAGTTTACTCGCGTGTGTTTAATGAAATGAAAGGATTAACTGATTCAATGAAAGTTAACCTATCAGAAACATTGACGCGCGGCATGGCTAACGGCTTAGGTATTCAGCAATTAACGCTAGATGTAGCCAAGCGCGTAGGTGTTGGATTTAGTCGCGCACAACGCATATCACGCACAGAAATAATGGGAGCATACAGGACAGCTCAACGAGACAAAACGCGCCAGATTAACAAGGATATTTACGGCAATTCACCATTTATACAAAAGCAGTTATGGTTTAGTGCTTTGGCTATGACAAGTCGCCCTCATCATGTTGCAAAGCATTCTGAGATTTACAGCATTCAGGAAGTTGAGGGTTTTTATTCTCAGTCAGGCTTTGGCGTGAACTGCATGTGTTCTCAATCTCCAATCTTAGTGAATAGAAAGACTGGTGCTGCAGTGATGCAAAGCGTCATTGATAAGATGAAGCTGCAGAAAAAAGCATGGAGGGCTGGCGTAGCTAGGTCAGTCTGATATAATTAATAAGCGGCTAGGGTAGCTCCTGAAAGAATGTAATCACAGCTCTACATTTTGCCGCGTAACTTCAATAGAGCTGAACACTGTGAGGTTATTATGATTTGCAAACGATGCAAAAAAGATCAAGATATTTCAAATTTCTACAAGTCAAATAGAACAACCAGCGGCTATCGAGGAACCTGTAAAACATGTTGCTCAGAACAGGCTTTAGCTAGATACGAAAAGACAAAGACATTCGTAGGTCACAATCAGCAAAATCTACCAATACCAAGCCAAGAGTGGCTAAAAGAAAATTATGACTATCATGAAGATGGTGGCTTTATAAGAAATATACCAAGAGGCAATCAAAAGGCTGGCTCTGTATTTTTCGGTAAAAAGGAAAAGACTGGGTACATGAGAGTGGCGATTAATTACGATGTTTTTGTTGTTCATCGTGTTATATGGAAATGGCATAACGGTGACGAACCTAAATTTATTGATCACATCAACGGGAATAGGTCTGACAACAGAATCGAAAACCTAAGAGCATGCAGTAAGTCTGAAAATAGACATAACTCAGACATGAACAAAAATAACACTTCAGGATATAACGGAGTGGCATACTATGATTACGGTAAAACACCAAAATGGGTGTGGCACTTTATTGTTGATGGAATCAGATATTCAGGATACTGCAGCTCAATGAAGTCTGCAGTATTAGCTTACTGCAGTAAGGCGGAGGAAATAAACCCTGTATTTATGCGAAAAAGGATTGATGAAAATATGGATAAGCTAAAAGCTGATGGATTGATTTAGACTGTAATGCTTGCGCGCCAACAAAAAGATGCTTGGCGCGCTGGTGTGGGTAGGGTTTAGTTATTTAAGTATTTTTTTCTAACAATTCAAGCGAGCTTATCATGGTATCTTGATTTAACCGTAAGTCATCTGAGTTTACAACATTATTGCTATGCAACTCTTTTATTTGCTTTAACGTCATAAATTTTAATTTACTGTGATAAAGAGGGTTGCAGTTTATTAAATTTGCCTTTCTGTAGTAATCTTCATTCATTATAACAATCCCCAATCTATTAAAAATAATAATTGCAAACACACTATAATATGCTACATTATTAAAAACAACATTAAACGCAAAATATTTTTATGTGCATAGATAACTTACTAGAAGAAGCAATAAAGGCAGAAATCGAAGATAACGCAGAAGATGCGTTTTACTACCACATGCAAATAAGCGCACTGTATAGAAAGTGTGGTAATGTTCAGTTATCAAATGTGCATAGATGTAAAGCACAAGTTTACAACGATGAAGAGGAATCACCAAAAATGACATTTTTACTTAATCAATATCGCGTTATAGCAAAAGATAAAAACGGCGTAACGCATAAATTTGACGTAGAAGCGCAAACACCAAAAAGCGCCCGGGTCGAGGTTGAAGATGAAAACCCTAATTTATTGGTGGTTGATGTAAATTTGAAGGTGCGAAAATGAAAGAGTTGTTAAAGAAAATTCGTATTGCGCAGATAAACCGTGATTACTTAGAAGAGTTAAAGTTACTTAAACAACTTGATGAAATGGAGCAAGGTGAATGAGATACTTTAAAATATCAGAGTTTGACTGCAAGGAAACTGGCGAAAACAAAATGCAAAAAGAGTTTTTAAATAAGCTTGATGAGTTACGCCATTATTGCGGATTTGCTTTTGTTGTTAATAGCGGGTACAGGTCTGTAAACCACAGCGCAGAAATAAACAAGCCAAAAGGCGGTACGCATACAAAAGGCATTGCAGCAGACATTAAGGTTAATAACGGTATGCAGCGAATTGAGATAGTGTCAAAAGCACTTGAGCTTGGTTTTACTGGCATAGGTGTAGCCAAAAGCTTTGTTCATGTTGATACGCGTGATGATACACCGGTTATGTGGACTTATTAGAATGAAAACCATCAAAGAGCTTGAGTTTCAAGTTAGACAGCTTAGGTTTATGAATAGAAAAGCCAAACGCAAACATGAAAAGTGGAAGTTTATTAGTTTAATGCTTACACTTTTTGTATTGTTATTATTGTTTTCTCACGGGTTTAAAATAGGGTGTTAATATGAAAGTTAATCGATACACAGTAAGCGCATTTTGTATTTGTGCAATATTTTGGATGTTTGTTCTGGCGGTGTTTTTATGAATTGGTCAGAATTAGGTAAAAAAGTGGCAGACTTTGCTCCTCTGCTTGGCTCTGCACTTGGCCCTGTCGGTGCAGGTGTTGGCGCGCTAATATCGTCAGAGTTTGGCACAGAAAATACACCAGACGCAATTAACGGTTTTTTAGTTAGCAATCCAGATGCACAGGTAAAGCTAAAAGAAATTGAGTTAACGCATAAAACAAAGCTGCAGCAGATAAAGCTTGAGATACTGCAAGCTGAGTTAGGCGATAAAGCAAACGCTAGGCAAGCTCACGGGCAAAGTAAAATGCCAGCATACCTAAGCATAGGTTTAACGGTTTTAATCGCTCTGCTTGTGTTTCTGTTGTTTTATGTTGATGTGCCTACTGGCAGTCGTGAAGTTTTGTTTATGCTGTTGGGTGTGGTCGTTAAGGAGTGGGGTAGTGCTATGCAGTTTTGGTTTGGCACAACTAGAAGTAGCGCCGATAAAACAAGGTTGATGATTAAATGACTAAGCAAGAATATTACGAATACTGTTTCGA